ATCTTTTAGTTCTAAAAAACGATATACCCAAAGCATAAATAACGACACCAATTACCCCAATAGCTAAGAAAAACTTATATAGCAATTCATAATGTTCGTCATACATATACAAAAGAAAAAAAGTAAATACAGACACTAATAACATACATGTACTATATCTTTTCCACGAAATACGTTGACTTTTTTCTTTTTTTAAAGGCAACCCACATATAACAGCAATGCAAGGCGTTACTATAATCCAAATAATAACACAAATAAACGCAACCATAGCAATTATTGTTTTTCGATATTAATTGTATATCCCAAGACATCTACTGTTTTAAGTAATGTGTCTATACTAATAGTAGTTGTTTTTCTTTCAATATTCGCAATTGTAAGGTGAGAATACCCTGCTTTTTCGGCCAAAGCTCTCTGTGAAATCGCTTTTTCTTTACGAATTAATGCTAATATACTTCCTAATTCTTGTGCATCATTTGTACGATATGAATGTTGGCCGTTCTCAATTACAAGAATATGCTGTAGTGCTTTAATATACGACATCATATTCCCCATTTCAAAATTGCTACTTCCTTTTTCTAAACGATATATAGCAGTAGGCATAACCCCCATTTGAAAACAAATATCTTTCATTTTAATGGTAGATTGCTTTCGTATATCTACAATTATTTGGCAAAATTCTTGTCTATTCATATTCTTATAATTAATACCACAACAAAAATAAGCAATGCATTTGATATACACAAATAATACTTATTTTTTTCTTATTATTTTCTCTTCCACAAACCCAACGACCTCATCTATCTTGTTTATACAGTCCTCCATCAAGCCGATATAGTCCTGCATCTTTTCTCCTCTGGAAGACATTTGTAAGCCATCTGGGAGAGAATCGTAAGAGTCTTGTTCTTCATTTAAGATGTCCTCCAGTTCTCCCTTCGCTTCTTCCAGGGAACTAATAACATCGTTGAATCTACCTTTCCTTTCTTTGTTCATTTATTTAAATACGATTATATTCGATTATACACATTATTATTAAATTTGTAGCCAACTATGATAATGAATATCATGTTGGCTACTATTATTTGAAATAAATATTTTTATCATGTACAAAACACCTAATAAATATTACGAAGACAACCACAAAGAAAACAGTAAACTGTCTTTTAAAGCTTTTCAGAAAAGATCAGAATTTTGGCAGGGTGTACTCGTAACCAGCGCAAGCCTATACGGGATATTAGTTTCCCTCCATGATAATTTTCAAGAACCGCTATGTACCCGCGTGGTATTTCTTTGTCTGATAGTCGTGTTGACCATTGGTGTGAGTACAGCTGGCGTAACTCTATACAACTACGCAATTCTTCTTGAACGTCATAGGCAAGAGGTCGAGAAGGAATTATTATCTGCATTGAATAAAGATGCTCTGGTGTCGGAGGTACATACCGGTTTATCAAAGAAGGAGGAGTTCGTAGAATGGTTGGCTCTGTTTGCATTGCTAAGTACACCTTTTCTATTACTCGCATACACCATCCTAAAAATGTACGTGAATTAACCTTGTCCCTGTCTTTCCATAAAGGCATCCTCCAGTAATATTCTTCCGGGAACTTGCAGAATGGATGATAGCATGGATCATCCATAAGAGTAAACGGCATTCTTCTCATAGCAAATATTCTTTGCTAAAATACCCCTTTGAGATAAGCCACTTAATCATAGACACACAACTATCAAAAGGGCTGTTCTCGATAGGAGTACCAGCAAAACAATCTACGGTATATCTACATACGGAGAAGTTATATCCAGCCTCATACTTAATCAGTTCTGGATGGTGAAGAACATTTGGTCGGTCGCAAGGAATCTCATAAGGAAGCAGTTCAAGTAACCGGACCAAGCTCCATGCTGGAATGTCATTGTTGTCTATGTCTTCCAGTGATGGCGGACATAATTGTAGTTTCCATTCCAACGAATCAGTTTTTGATTTTGTACGGCGATATACCAAATCTGCTGTTTCAGGTTTTACACCTAACTCTATTAATTGTTGCGACTGCTCTATGCTTGTTGCAACTTGTGTTATAAACTGTGCCATATCGTTATTATTTTTTCATTAGTTCTTCTTCAAATTCGGCAATGATACAGTCTGCATCACCACCATGTACCCAATTCTCTAAAACAGAAGCCAGAATTTCTATAGCTCTTTTCTTGGCATCTTCTTCACCTTGTTTGTAGGCATCCATACCTATTCGATCTATGTCTCCTAAAAAATCATAACTCATACTTTCTCCTTCTTTACTAATTCAACTTCTGTCGACTCTTCATCTTCCCATTTTACTTCGGGAAATCGGGAAGGATCAAGCTTTATCCAATTACGGAAATAATCTTCCGATAGCCAAGTATTCAATCCATCATCCTTTACGGGTCGTGTTAGAAAAAGGTACAAATCACCGTCTTTGTCTCTTGCTACATACATAATCAGTAGATTTTAGTTGTTCTTTCAATTCTTCAATCATCCGTTCAAGGCGATTGTATTCATCTCTCCCAGCTTTATAAGACTGGTCAATACAATCACGACAGAATTCCAGACGTTTAATTTGTTGTTCCAATGTTTCGTTCATATCTCTTATTATTATATTTTATACTAGAGGACAATCACTGGGAATATCAACTTCATCACTTTCGTAGGGTCGAAGCGCAGCGGCTACTGTCCTTTTTAATTTTTCACAAAAGAGTTTTACGTCATCGTCACAAAACCAATCATACGGATCTGGGTCCGGAAGAATTATACAATGCGGACATTGTACACACTTCTTTATTTCATTAATTTTTGTTTTACCCATATTGTATATCAACTTTAATTAAACCAATGTTTTCAATATTCCAATCGCTTTTGCTATACTCAAAACTTCCTTCTTTGTTTTTACAGAAGCTGGAATAATTGTCCCATTTGCAGATTTAGAATAGGTCTTGCCACGACATAATTCATAATCGTAACCCATTACTTGCTTCTTACGAGAGAAACCTATACATCCATATTGCAGCGTCCATTCAGAACCACCTCCAAACGGCATATAGTTACCTTTATCATCATACCACGAATTTTGATGACGTCTTGCATGAAAATAACGAGTACCAGGTTGATTATACAACAACACCTCGTATGCACTATTGATTGAACGATTATGTAAATTCAATCGTTCGCAATTCAATCGTTGTTGGGTTTCAATCGGTAAATCACAGAACTTCATAATCATGTGTATTACGCATAGCTTTCGCTTTGCCAGTTCATGTTTTTGTTATTCGTCAATAGCCTCTCTCAGCCTTCTCGTCAATGAGCTTTCAGTAGTTACTTTTACCCCATCCAATCCAGTAGAATTACTAAGGGTATTATAACACTCTCTAAGCAATCCTTTGGAATACAGTTTCCCACACGTATAGCCCTCTGCTCTTGCAAGCTCCAGCAATTTATCCAAGTCTTCCATTTCCCAATCCTCGTTATCAAGGATTTTTTCATATAGCTTTTCTATCTCGTCCATAATTTAGTTTATATTTATCATATATTAATTGTTAAGAATTTATCAATTCACTATTCTCATACACATTTCCTAGAACTTTGATCTCTTTTTTAAGTCCTATAAATGGAACTGTTGCAGAATTATCTTTAACTTCAAGTGGTTTCAATCCAAACATTGCTTCTGTTTCGTCATAAACAACAACACATTTGATAATTTTTCCGGAAGCACCCCCTGTAAACATAGGGAAATCTAAAGCGATTAAATCCCCTTCCCAAATCTCTTTATCATCACAGTCCGTTTTTCCTGTAAAAACCATTGGTATATACCGTTCAGGACGAGGTGTAGTATCTATATCTGAAAACCCAGGCATTTGAGGGACATTTAAATAATGTCCAAATGCAGAAACACAAGACACTTTTGTATATAACATAAGTTGTTGTTCGGTACTCCAAAAACGAATTTTTCTTAAGTTCATATATATTTTTTTTATTAGTTAATTTTCACCCAAATATGAGAACCGGGTAAATCTGACTTAGCTGACATAACATGAAATGCTAATACTTTTTTCACATCTACGCGGTTCCCTTTGATTGTTCTTTTAACTTTTTCAGCACTCACAAAATAAGTGTATTCACGTTCACCATTTAGATGTTTTTTAAGAGCTTCTTTTGCGTCAGATTCTTCTTTAAAAACATCATAAGAATATGCGTTATAGGTCCGTTCTCCATCCAATTTAAATTGTAGCTGATAAAAGACTTCATTTGTCTCTTCATCAAAAGATTTTCCTATTCTTATCTTCATTTCTATCTTGTTATACGCCAAATCACTTTGATATTAACTTGTTGTATTCAACATTGGTTATCTCCTCGCAATCTTTAGGTAATTTACATTTCCAATCACTTTCCACAATGAAAACATAAATATCAGGAATAGTAAAATCAAATCCAGCATGATTAAAAACACCTTCGTTCCCTATAATTGAGTCCAATTCGTCACGTCTTATTGTATTCTTATTTATGTCGGTGAAGTCCTGCAATATCTCCTTATTTTTGCAACGAGCACGCGGATAATAGCCATTATGCACATCTTTCATCCTTTTCCAATTAGCCATGTCCGGTTCTTCTGTAAATTCAACGATATCCAAACTTCTGTAATAAAATGAAGAAGTCCATGTCTTACCAAATCCGTATTTTTCACGGAGAACTGCTACCTGCTTGTCAAACTCATCAGCCTTATCTAATAAAGCCTTAATCTTTAATCCTGTTTTAGAGTCTCTAATTGTTTTATAATATCTTTCCATAATGTTTCTTTCTTTGTTATTAGTCAATCAATTCATTAAATACCTTCACATAGTGCTCTAAATCTCTTGAAACACCAATGTCTTCATATTTCGACTTTTGTATAATTACTAAAGTCACAATAAAGATACTTCCACCAATCGCCATAACGATATTTATCATTCAAATACCTACAACGAGTATTCCAAGTGTTTTTCTGCCAGACTTCATACAACACACCCTTATGGATGAAAGCATCACCTTCTTTCAGAGTTGAAATCTTGACCGTTTTCTTCATTCCTGTTCTTATTTGAGTGTTGGTTTTTCGATTGTAATATTAGGCGGAAGAGAGTTGACCTTATTAGCAATTCTACAATTCCATTCTTGTTCTACATTTGATATAGCTTCCATTATCTTACCGAAAAGGCGAACTGGAATATCATCGCAACAAGGGTCTATAAAAGACACACACCCTTTTTCGTCTATTTTATACCGTATTAAAAGCTGCTTACGGTCATCTACTTTTTTCTTCTTACTCATAACTATATGTTTATAAGTTATTTAAAAATTCCGAACAACCACTTTTTTAGATCTTTTCCTTTTTCTCTTTTCTCTGTAAATGGAGCTTGACCTTTTCTGGATCAAACTCATAGTTTTCGCATTGACGGCAATTTCTCATAACGAGAAGTAGCGGGAATAATAACCCGTGCTTACAACCCCTTCCGTATTCGTCTGATGCAGATTTACAAGTATCACATCTGTAGATGTCTTGTACGCAAGTTACCTTCATATTAAGATAAGAACATATAACCCTTTTTGATAGCAAAAGCTTCTTCTTTACTATCAAACATTAAAGTTGTTTCACACTCACTTCCATAGCATAAAGCTCTCACTTTCAGCCACCAATGATAATTTCCACTACCATAATCATCATAATATGGCTCACCGATAATCTCGGTTACATAATGTTCAAGTACATTCATTTATCCTCCTTGTTTTTTGTTTTGACTTCCTCTAATTTGCAACAATTATGTTTATCATCTTGCTTCCAACATGGAAGCCCTGAACCTGAATATAAGTCGCAATAGTCACAACCGTCCCAATTTGGGCGTGCTCTACATACATTGATAATATTTTCCCTTTGTTTGTGAGAAAGAAAATAGCTTCTTAATCTTTCCACATTATTAACATTAGTTGCCATGTTCTCAAAATTTATCATTTATAGACTCTCTTATCTTCTTGTCGGTGCCGGTTTAGTTTTAAACATATACAAATCTTTACCATCATTATCAAGAAGATAATAATCCGGTTTTACTAATATAATCCAGTAATCTATAGGCAGCAAACGTTCGTCTCCAAAAGAAGGAGATGCGTATTGACAAGTTGGAACATAATGAGCTTGAAACAAAACCTTATCATTGTTATATGTTGACACGATTCTTGTTATATCTGTGTCTGAAAAGTGTTCCAAGACCCCATGTGTTACCACTACTGTAGATGATTCAAAAAACTTAGGTTCACAAATATTCTCTTTAACATAAAACAATGGGACTTTTCCTAAGTAATTATCCGTAGATATTGAGAGTGTGTTCTTGTAACATAGCTCCAACATAGGAATATTGATGTCCGAGAAGATAACTTTTGAAATTTTCTTTGTATCAGAAACACCTGTCAATCCAAAAGAATTAAACAACCTCTCTCCTATTTGCGAAATAGCAAGGCTTACAGTACCTATTCCACATCCTTCCTCTTTTAAGATAAGGGGAGCTTTCAGGTCGTAGGATATTTGTTGTATATTGATAATTATTTCTTCTATAAAACGGTTGTATTTTTTACAAAACACATTCACATAACTGTCGTTACAGACACGACTTTGATAGAAATTATCCCAGGTATTCACAGATTCTGTAATATTATCTTTGCTCATATCTCCTTTTGATTTTCAAATTACTTCTCATCAACATACACCTCTTTCTTGTTGTCAGGCCAAGATTTACGAATCAGGGAAGTGATCTTCTTTCTTTGAAGTCTCTCGATAGCTTTTCTTTTGGCTTCGGCTTTATTATTAGCCGAAACCACTATTTCAAAAGCATCCAGGTCAATCGTCACTCGGTATTTTTTCATATCATTTTTTCTATACTTTTTCCAGATCACTGCTTGCTGCAATTCCCTTTAAAACAGCTCCTCCAACTTCAACGCGATAAAAGTAAGAAGGCTGAATATTGTTATCTGAATCTTCAGAAAATGACGGATACACTTTCTTTATTCGACCAATTTTACCAACCATTGCCGGTTGCAAATCATTAGAGACAATTTTCACATTATCCCCAACATTAAATTTTAAATTTTCCATATTATTGTTGTTAAATTACGCAACCTTACGTTGCGTTGTTACTAATATTTTACATAATGCCTCACAAAGAACTCGTGCCATATTAACTTCTACGGCGTTTCCTATATACTTTTTCTGTTCTGCTTTTGTTCCTATTAGCATATAATCTTCTGGGAATCCCATAATACGTTTCAACTCTGGAATCGTTAGCATTCTCATTTTTATGTCGGAAATTCCATACATGGCCATGAATTCCTTTATTTTCTTCATTACATCACTATCTGTGTCATATATCTCATATACCAATCCTTCTGGAAACATCTTAATAAAGCCAGGTAGCTCTCCCTCTCCAGATGCTTCAATCAAATATGGCGGCATCTTATCCATTCTAGCGATTAACGTAAAACAAGGTTTATCTACAGATCCGCCAGCAGAATTAAATTGAGGATTCATCAAGTAATGCCATTTACGGTTTGCGGTAATTACTGGTGCCGGTTGATTTATACTTGTGCCAACATTCTTAAAATTTGTATCTAAAATCCAAGGTTTACAGCTTACAAGGCTATATTTGGGATTAACAGTAATACAGCCTAGTGGTTTATCCAGTGAAGAAGGCTTACTGTTTCCGTATTGTTGGTCAATAAACACAGAAGAAATTAATGAAAATCGGTCTTTTGTTGTTACGGTTGGTGCTGGTTCATCTACAGATTTACAAAATCCATTTCCATAATGAACAGAAATAAATGCTTTTCCGGTTAGAATATTTAAACGGTTTATGCAAGCAACACCAAGTCGATTTTGAGTAGATATTACTGGACATGGATCCTCAACTCCCGGAGCATTGTACTTTCCAGCTTTACTCATTGAGTTATACTTAACCATGAAGGCATCTTTTCCACCTGCTACAAACTTAATAAGTCCTGCATAAATTCTTAATAAAGAAGAATCTACTAAAGGTGTTTTCCGACCAAAAATACTTTTTCCTTCATCATCAAAGTCTAACACTTCTCGTACTGCCTTCCAGTTCTTTAATTTTGGGTCTGGCTTTTTAGAATGGGTTTGCTCCGGAAAAACAATAGGTAAACTCCCTTTCGCAAATATTCCGAAAAATCTCTTTCTAGAAGTGTAAGCTCCATAGTCTGCTGAATTTAATATTTTATGTTCAAATTTGTAGCCATAAGACCTTACGTTATCCAGCCATCTCAAATAAGATTTACCTTTATCACGACTAATGGGTTTACCGTACTCATCCAAATCTCCCCATGACATAAACTCTTCTACATTCTCAATTTGAATATAGTCTGGGTTAATAGCCTCAATATACCGAAACAAGTGCTCTGCAAGTGTTCTACTATCTGCATCTCGTGGTTGACCACCTTTAGCTTTCGAGAAATTAGTACATTCCAACGAAGCCCATAAAACTATCAATGCTTCAGGGTATTCAGCTCTGCATTTTTGTAGATGGGAAACTAAAGGAGATAAATTTAGTGTACGAATATCTTCTGTAAAATGAAGAGCGTCCGGATGATTAGCAGCATGACTTGCAATCGCATTTTTATCATGATTTACACATGCTATTACCTTAGCACATTGTTCATTCTCTAAACGGGCTTTTTCTACCCCTGTGCTGGTTCCACCGGCACCACAAAATAAATCTATATAAAGTAATTTCATTGTTTTTCCAAGTATTCTACAATATCTTCATCAGGCATATTAAAGGTATCTTCATCCAGATAGAAATAAATCTGTTCATCTACAAATTCTGCTTCTCGTGTACTCCAATTACCCATATCATCTAATAATTGTCGCGCTAACCGTTCTACAGATACAGTCACCTTTTCTTCATCAGGAGTATTTTCAAAGATTACTACCGTTTTTATTGGATAATCAGCACCATTCCAATCAATATAATCTGGATTTTGGCAAAACATCCCACGAATAATCGACCATATTTTTTCTGACTGAAAATCAGAATTTTGTATATGCCAGTAACATTCCCAGTATGTAAATCCGGCACTGCGTAGCATTTCCTGAATAACCATATCAGAGGCACCATTACTTATTGCATCTTGAAGTGCGCACCAGTACCCTTGATTGAAGTCAGTCAATTTTGGAGTTAATTCGTCGGCCTTTACTTTTACACTCCCTTTTTTATCAGAAAAAATTAGAGAAACTAATGTGTCATTTTCAACAGGATAAGAAACCGAGGTGCATATTTGCATAACTTTCTGCTCGTCACTATTTTCAGGGTGCCATATTACTTCAGCACCAATATTTATAAAATAGTATTTATTCATGTTCAATTTTATATATTAGGACATATTTAGCGAATCTAACAATTGTTTTAAAGGTTGTTTGTCATCTTCACTCTTAGCTGTTAATAGTTTCACTTCTCCGTCAGCTAATTGATAAAATTCATCTTTTTCAGCATAGTTCATAGCTTTTATATACAATTCAAAAGCATCTTCAATAGACATGCCATCTGCCGAAATATTAGCTAACAATTCTCCCATACACACTTCGCTTTGTGCATATTGTCTTATAATCTTTTTAAATGTTTCCATGTGTCAAAAATATTCTGCCACCCATACCATATCAAATATGGGTGGCGATAATATTAAATAGTCAAGGTCTTAGTCAATTCGCCTTTATAACCACGTTCACGTAACATGTTTATAAGAGCTTCGTCACTATGCAGACAATCGTTACTTTTTGCCTCGCCTGTCAACAGGCTCGGCGAAGGCTGAAATGCTGCAACCGCTCTCACCATGCCACTGTAGCACTTGCTGAAGTTGCTGAAGCCGCCATTACTAAAGTACACGTTCCAGCTGTAGCCCTGACTGTTCTCACTGCTACTCCAAACCCAGGTTTCATCAGAATCTTCTGTAGGAAGTAAACATTCATCGGGACATCCAATTTCTTTCATTGCTTTGTTTATCTCATCATGATATGCGCAAAGCACTCCTAGCTCCATCAAACAAGGCAAATACCACTGGAGGCCACCTTTTTGATAGTTCCAGCAGCGTTTGGCGGCAGTCATTCCATCAATATCAGTTTGTGCTTCTACAATACGTTTGGTTAGATCAAATCCGGAGAAAGTTTGCATAGCAACGGATTCATTCTGCTCTTCCGTTAAGATCCTATCAGTATTTCCCCATTGTTCTTGCCAAGTGTCAAACGCCAAAATACGGCTCATAAATTCTGTTGTTACGATAATGCCAATAGCATTAGTATAATTCATACCTCTTGCTCTGAAATCTGCGATTTCATACTGTTTCTTGTCGGCTCCTAAAACCGAAATAGAATACTTTTCCATACTTGTAAATTATTATTAATATTGATTTTAGAACCACACCAATAGCCTTGGAGTCTTCCAATAAAAATTGAATACTGGGAATATCTCTTTAAGTGTGGTGGTTATTTTTCCTGTAATATTTTTCACATGTCTAATTCGCAAATGATTAGCTGTTACGATATAGTCTATTCCTGGGTGTAAACCTATTTGCGAAAGAAGCGATTTCAAGAATATTTTTATATGTTGCTTTGCATCAGTAATTGAACGATAGCCAAAATCAATGTTAGCTACATACTTGATACGCTTGCGTTTCATTTATTTTTCAACTTGTTATTAAACTTGATCTTTCCATTTTTATATAAATCAATTTTCTTTTTTCGATACTTCCGTTTTAACTCTGTCCAATATTCTGTTGGATATTGTTTAGAGTGCTTGCGAACAGGAGGAGATAGTATAGATTGTATAAGCCGCTTACTAACATTGAACATAGCGGCCAGTCTTCTTTGGCTATATCCTTCACGGGCCAAAATCTGAATAGCCTGGCGTTGTTCTGGTGACAACTTAGCGCGACCATCAAATTTGGTTCCTGCCAACTTGATATTCTCAATTCTCAATGGCATATTTGTTACTGTTTTAATGTGAATAGATTTTATAGTTTTATATGGTGTGAATAGTTGTCCACTTTAACCATTGTTTAACACAAAAGGCTGCTCTATTTTGTTAGAACAGCCTTTGCTTTACAGACATCACTTTAACTATGGTCGATTGTACCTTAGTCCGTCTGTATGAATAAACCATTTCTTCAAACTTCCGTCCGACTTCTGAACTTTCTCAATATCCACTGTTAACCAATGAATAGCTCCCTCACCGAACTTGATTTCCCTTTTGGTTGGGTGTCTCCAATAATCAATCGTCTTTTTATGTCCCATATTAATCATCGTTTATTGCCACTGATTTCACCTTGTCCGTAACAGGCATGTATTCCATGACAATTTATGACCTACAAACACAAATATATTCCTCAGCAATCTTATATTCTTCATACCGTCCATCCCAAGAATTAAGTACCGAGCACCAACCATCCTCACTTATGATTGAATCCAACCAATCACTCAACGAATCAGTAGTTCTTTGAGCCGCCACAGCTTCACGCCATAAATACGCGTATTCATCATCATTATGTACTCTATCACTAGCTATATTGGTCAGTTCATCTTCCGTGCCAATATAATAATCAATACCATTTGCACAGTATAGTTGTTCACCATAGGAACATTCTTCAAATGTATCATTCAAATCACCGAATGTACATCCCAAATGTACTCCCAAAGCTACGAAGCGTTTTGCTTCATCTTCGTCACATTCACGTAAATCCATTACTTGCTGGATAATTTCTTCTGTGGCAACAAACCCTTTTTCACCCATGTCAAAAACTGCTTCCAGTTCTTCTGTTAACGCAGTTTCTTCTTCTTCAACAAGGTCACAAATATTATTTATGATCTCTTCAATATTATCTGGAAGCGGACTGTATAACCAACCATTACCATATTTATATCCATTATCTACATATAAGCCTTTTATAGCAAGAAAGAAACATTTCACGTTGTAGTCTGAAGATGTATGGAAGTATTGGTTTGACAATCCAAGGATATATTGAATGGGATTATTCCTCATTTTCTCATAAAGCACATTTCTCACCTGTATTATAGCCGCGTCACTAATGTTAAAATTCTTAACAAGAATCTGAAAAGAAATATCATCAAACTGTTCACGGTAATGCTCATTATATGTTTTAAACAACTCCACAAAGTAATTGTAGTCGTTAACATATTGCTCGCCGTTTAAATATTCATCTTGACGAATCGTACCGCCAGACATACCACCTAGATGATATTTGTTCCAAAATTCCAGAAGTTTCTTTTGTCCTTCTGTACGGGGAATTATATGATCGTAGCATTGCCCGACACCCATACCTCCAGCCCCACATACCGAAACACTGAAACTTTGTTTAAATTTTTGCAATGTTTCACGGTTTATACGAGTAGATTCTTCCTTATAAACCTCAAAATCTACAGTCCAACTGTTTTTATTTTCGTCCCGAAATTGGACGGAACGTTTGAATATTATATCGTTTCTCATAATCAATCTTTCTAATTTTATTTTCATAAACCAGAGGAAATGCACCTAAACTGGTTTATGAAAACTGCCCTGATTAAGTTATTTACGCCATTCCTTCATTTTAGCAACCACATCAATGTTGTTGTCATCCAGCATTTTCTTCAACATACCAATCAAACGCCAACCTTCTCTATTCTCGTACAACTTTGCCTTCTTATTCAAAAAGGCAAGGGATGCGTTTTTACTTAATGTTTTTCCATTGTCGTCAATGATAACACAATTATGAAAACGAATCATGTTCTGCATCGTAAAGAACGCTCCAGATCCTTTGTAAGCATCTAGCCATGCTGCATTTTGAGGAATATCCCAATGCATTTTGATACGCCTTTTATTGAACTCCTGCACCGAATGCCAAAGTTCATAAGTGTTTTCGGCATGTTGTATTTTATGTACTGCAAATAACAATGGCTTAATTATTTTTCTATCAAAATCATCTACGAATATGTTTTGACCATTGATACGTTTATATGGTAGCCCTTTACACTTTCTTAATTTCAACTCTTCAAATCTCTTTTTGAGTTTCTCGATATAGTCTTTTGCCATATCTAATACCACTCTTTTATTAAACCATCGATTTCGATCTCTGAAATTATCAACATCAGCATTCTGCATCATTTTGTGCTGGGCGTACAACTCGTTATTTAGCATCTTCCACTGATATTCATATCCCATACTACGAATCACCTCTGAAACTCCAATCGGTTTATAAGCACCGTGGGTATGGGTGGCTATATAAATTATGCGGAACATCTGTGCCATTACCCAACGTCTGAATAATTGGCGATTAGGAATTGTGCCTTGAATCACAATAGCTTGGAAAATTGGATCATCTTCTTTCAAGATATTAATGACACCATCTCTTTTTGAAGCTATAAACTCCAAACCATCTGCACTTTGCATTGCAAAAAGCTCACTAACATCAACACCAGCTTTCTTTAAAGCTTCAATACGCTCCTTAGCTTTGGTTTGATTAGCTGTAAGCGTAAACTCGGTACCACACTCAGGACATTCAAATTTTAATTGTTTCATAACTTATTAATAATTTAATTTTTAGTCTGATTATTTATTTCTCTACTGTAATCCAGTTTTTGAGAATTACTAAATCTCTGTCTTTGTTGCTTTGCCAAAACCATTTACCCATTTTATTAGCGTCCCAACCTATACCCAATATTATTTGACAGAGAATGTATAATTCCAATTCGACTTGTGCTATATCTCGACCAACTCCAAACAACATGTCTTCATCCTCTAAATCTTTATCAGACAAAGCCTTAAAGTATTTTCGGCTTTTACATTCACTCATTGTTGATGGGATAGAATGTTTATATCGAGTATATAAATGCTCTACATTAGACAGAAACTCATCAAGAGAAGCGCATAATTCCACACCTAAGTCTCCCTCATACTGCGAATTCTGTATAATATATTGGCCATTAAGTTTGAAACTTCGTGTTTTAAAATCTACTTTAAACTTGGTTCCGTTCTCTACAGCCTGTATTGATTCTTGATAAATATTTTTCATAATGTTTACTTTTGATTTTATACTCAAACCTTTGACACATTTCTTTAAAAGTCTGATACTAACATCCAGAATACGCCGGAATATAGGTTTATAAAACCGTAGATGCCGGCGTAATTGTCGGATAGTTGTTAAACGCAAGGTTCTTGTATAAATGAAAGTTGTGTTACTTATAAAACAGCCCCCATTTAGCGTGACACATGTCTATATGCTTATGATATATACTGTATCAAGTAAGATACCCGCGTAATCCTAGGTCATACATAGGATGACTGTCATCACGCGGACATCATATCTTGTCCAGTATGTTAAATTACTAAATCCCAGACTGTAAACTTTGTGTTAAGTAATAAGTTGTAATTCTCAAAATATTGGCACATTTCTATACTTATTCGATTTAGAGCTGGTGTGATCAGGAACGGACCAGGACAATTAGTACTCGGTCCTTCCTGATATATAACCAGCTATATAAATGATATTTCTTGAATTACATATCTGTGCTAAATAGTTATCCTCATAATACTGATACATTACTTTACCCAATAGATGTATTCCGGTTGGATATTCCTGGAGCAGATGAGTTATCGACTCATAGATCCAGGAAGCTGCTCACCGGAACAGTAAACAAATGTATTCCTTGAATAACTTCGAATGTATTTCGCTTATTTTACAAGTCCTCAAATGAATGGCACATCACTTTACTCTCATGATAATTATAAATATGACCTGATCGAGAACCTGAGGTGAGAGGCTATGCAGCCTTGTAACCTCCGGTGAACGATCAATAGTTCATACTTTAGAATATGAAATTTTCTTCTTGAACTTGCCTGCTGTGCTGCTTTATAAACCCTCATAACAATCGACACATTTATTTATCTTCATTGATATAATCCAGATGATTATATGGTACCCGGAGTAGATACTGAAGGATGTAATCCTTCAAGGATAGAATCGGGGTACCTAATATATAATCTGGATATTAAACACTTGTTCCTCGGATTCATTTACTGTGTGTTCAGATTGTAGTTACAATATTGACACTAAAGTATTGTACGCTGCTCTTCTGGTCAAAATAGCATTCTGCATACAACCTATTGTCAAATAACCTTCAATTTCTTTACTTTTAGATTTATTTCGATTAGCCTTTACGTTCCGACCAATGCCTCTAACAACACAACCATCCGGCTTATCCTTAACATAGCCAAGGCCACCAACTTTATGTTTCCCAGTTTCAACGGCTCTAAGGCAATCCATTACGAATTTATTCAATTCATTAATATCAACCCGAACATTACATACTGGAAGGGTCTGAGTCGCCCAACTATATTCTCCATTGCCTTTATATAAATATCGGTTAACCGAATCCACAGCCTTCTTCAACGTAATACCACGTTTTCTGATGGTTCTTGATTCTATTTCTTTCTGGAAGGTTTTAAGACGATTGGGAGAGAAAGAAATCATACTTCCCTTAATGCTGAAACCTAGAAATTTGAACCACTTGTCCATAGTCAGGTACTCTACTTTCTTGGGATTCAAATTCATTGATTTTTCGGCCAATCTCTTTTGTAAAATGGTCATAGCCTTTTCATAGTCCGGACCAACGAACAACATATCATCCGAATACCTTACGTAAAACCCATTCAATTGGGACAGTTCATCATCTAGGCTATATAGCAACACGTTGGCTAACCAGCTTGCTACTGCGCATCCTTGTTTAAGTGATTGATATTTCTCATGCAGTTCGTTGTTCTCATCGAAATACAATCCGCAATGATAGTATTTTCTTAATACATCAATTAACACAGAATGACCATACTTAGCTTCCACCTTATCAAAGGCTGCGTCAATAAACTGAATGGGAACACTGTCAAAATATTTACTTAAATCAGACTTCCAGCCCACAAAGCCATCGCTTTTCATGTCAACTATTGTGTGACTTACTTCCAGAACCACTTTACCACAACCAATACCAACCTGATAAGATTTACAAGCAGGATGAATCATCTCTGGCATTAAATCAAATAGCAAATCATTCGCGATGCTTAGGATTATACGGTC